GTCAAAGTTAAAACCAAAGAATTAAATGACGATGGCGAAAGAAAATCTTTTAACACTGTCAAGGTTTTAAGAGTCTTTAACGAAACTCAACTTGATGACTATGTGCCACCAGTCAATGACGGCAACGGAGAAACATTCAACAATAAAAAAATTGATGCCTTTATAAAAAAGACTGGTGCTAAAATTTCTCATGGTTCAAAGGGTGCTTATTATATGCCTTTGACTGATTCAATTTCTTTACCAGTCATGGAAAATTTCAAAGACTTAGACGGAGCAACTGCTGAACAAAATTACTATGGCACTTTGTTCCATGAACTTAGTCATTGGACTGGAGATTCTAAAAGATGCGACAGAAAAAATGACACCGATATTTTAGATGAGCATAAGTACCAAAGAAGTGATTACGCTTTCGAGGAACTTGTTGCCGAACTTGGTGCTTGTTTTCTTTGTGCTGAATTTGGACTGGAGAAAACTCCACAGCCAAACCATGGAAAATATTTAAATGTTTGGATGTCAAGATTAGAAAATGATGACAAGTTATTCAATAAGGCTTTTGAATTGGCGATTGAATCAACTGACTATCTTAAAGAATTGGCACTGGACAATTAGATTTAACGGATGGTAAAATCAACGCTTAGAAAATAAGCATCTACAAATAAAAAGCCATCTCAAATAAAGGTGGCTTTTTTTTATCTCTTAAATAATATAAATATATTTGAAATATCCTTAAATATTCTGAATCCCTTTTATATTTATTTGCTCTTTCATTGGTGATTGCTCTTTTTGTGCAGCCCTTAAAAGCCCTGCATCCCAGCCAAGTAAGGATTCGCCTAAGAGTCGGCTCAGTAAAGCAGAGCAAAGCAAAGCAAAGCCAAAGCGCACCAACTAAACAAGTGGTTGGTGAAGGACTCGCCTAAGAGTCGGCTCGGAAAATCAAAGGCTAGGTCTTTGCAAAGAACGCAAAGTATAAATGTATGCGTTAGCACAAAGAAGTGCTAAGCATAAGGTCAAGAGCAGTAACATCTATCTCAGCCTCAATAAGATGGGTGGGGGGAGGCTCATGCTACCAGCCCTAGAGAAATACTACCTCCAATGTACAAAAAACCAAGTTTCAACTAACAATAAAAAAAGTTTCCTCTGAGGAAAAAAACATGGTATAATCCTTACCTAGATAACTCTACTCTGAGCCTGATGGCAGAATCCAAGAAAAAACGAGGTAATCCTAACTTTTCAAAAGGTATGAAGCCTTTGAATCCAACAGGTAGACCTAAAGGTTCTGTTAATAAATATACTGCTCTCGCAAGAGAGTTAATGTCAGAAAAATCTCCAGAGATTGTGAATAAGGTTATATCTAAAGCAATGGAAGGAGATGTGCATTGTTTGAAGATGTGCCTAGATAGAATATTGCCTGTACAAAAGGCTATTGACTCTACACGAACTAAGGCAGATGCACAGGTTATTATTAATGTTTCCTCTCTGGATAGTATACAACAACAGTTAAATACAATTCCAGAGTCGGAACTTGTTGAACCAGAGGAGAGGAATGATGAAGAAACTATAGTAAATGTAAACAATGGCTGAACTTAATATAGACTTACACCCTGCCCAGTTGGAGATTTTTAAGTCTGATGCTAGGTTCAAAATTGTTGTTGCAGGTAGAAGGTTTGGTAAGTCATACCTATCTGCTTGGTTATTACTCATTAATGCGATTCAATCTAAAAGTAAGGATGTATTTTATATAGCACCTACTTTTCAACAAGCCAAAGATATTATGTGGTCGATGTTGAAAGAATTAGGTAAAGACTTAATTATACAAGCCTATGAGAATACGGCTGTATTAACATTAATAAATGGTCGTAAGATTTACTTAAAGGGTTCTGATAGACCAGAAACTTTAAGAGGCACAGGAATATCTTATGTCGTGCTCGATGAATATGCTTCTATGAAGCCTGTCGTTTGGGAACAGATAATAAGACCCTCTCTGGCTGATGTGCAAGGTAGAGCTTTATTTATAGGAACTCCAGCAGGAAAGAATCACTTCTTTGATTTATATAATGATGCAAGTGATGATGATGAATGGGATAGCTTTCAATATAAGTCTATAGATAATCCCTTTTTACCTGCGACTGAAATAAAAGCATCGAAGAAGAATATGTCTACCATGTCGTTTCGACAAGAGTTCGAGGCTTCATTTGAAACATTTAGTGGTGGTATCTTTAAAGAAAGTTGGTTTAAACTAGATGAAGAACCAGATGAAGGTAGTTATGTGATTGCTATTGACCCTGCTGGTTACGAACAATCAGAGAAAGAACGGAATTTAAAACGCTCTAGGCTGGATGAAACAGCTATTGCGATTGTAAAGATAGATAGAGATAAATGGTGGGTAAAAGATATTCTACATGGTAGATGGAATATTAAAGAAACTGCTAAACGAATTTTAAAAGCAGCCATAGATGTAGAGGCTACTACTGTTGGTATTGAGATAGGAGCGTTAAGAAACGCTATATTACCTTATCTTGAAGATGAAATGAGAACCGAAAACCAATGGTTAAGTATTGCTGAGTTACGCCATGGCGGTAAAAAGAAGAATGACAGAATAACATGGTCATTACAAGGGAGAATGGAGCATGGGCAGATAACCTTCAATCCAGATAAGGATTGGAAAGTGTTTATCTCGCAACTAATGGATTTCCCCAATAGGTTAGCACATGACGATTTACTTGATAGTCTTGCCTATATAGACCAAGTTAGTGTTGCAGATTTCGCCCACTCAATAGAATTAGAAGAAGAATGGAGTCCTATAGACGATGTTGCTGGGTATTGATGAATTAAGTGAGGAAGAATTTGATAAGGTTGTCGAGTTCTCTCAAAATACAGAAAATTTGGAAAAAAGATATGTGGTTGCTTGTTCAATCATTTCAAGTTTGATGTTAGAAAAATTACCAGAGTTAGTTGGTGCTGATGATTCAGTAGACCTATCTATCTGTAAATTACTTATGGATGGCGTTGTAGAGATTGAACCATTAAGTACAAGTATTCATTAGGAGATATTACTATCGACAATAAAGAACAACAATATCAAGCATTAGCAAGTTGGTTAATGTATAGGCTTGAAGGGTGGAGAACCCATAGAGAAATGAACTATACAGCTAAATGGGATGAATACTACAGACTATGGCGTGGTATTTGGGATTCTCAAGATGTATTAAGAAAGTCAGAACGCTCAAAAATTATTGCACCTGCATTACAACAAGCAGTTGAATCTTCTGTTGCAGAACTAGAAGAAGCAACATTTGGTCGTGGAAAATGGTTCGATTTACAAGATGATATGCTTGACCAAGACAAATCAGAGGCAGAGTATATTCGTAATCTTTTACAAGAAGATTTAGAAAAAACAGGTGTTAAAGATGCGGTTGCAGAAGTATTTCTCAATGGTGCTATCTATGGAACAGGTATTGCGAAGATAGTTGTCAATCAAACATTGGAAAGAGCACCCTCGGAAGAGGCTGTTGAAGGCTCTATGACAGGTATGAGGGGAATTACTGAATATGCAGCTATTGATGTACAGGTTGAACCTATATCTCCAAAAGAATTTCTTATTGACCCAGCAGCAAATAGCATAAATGAAGCATTAGGTGTCGCCCACGAAGTAATTAAACCTAGATACCATGTAGTTCAGGGTATTCAGTCAGGAATATATCGAGATGTACCCCTTGATGGTGATTATGATACTGTAAGATTTGGCTATGATGCAGAAACAAAACAGGCAGATGAGTCTGATTCTGTAAAAATATGTGAATATTGGGGTTTAGTACCTAAGAGATTCCTTAAAGCCAAAGCTGACAAGGATGATTTTGAATATACAAAGAAAGATGAATTAGTAGAGGCGGTTGTTACCATGTGTAATGATGAATATATCCTCAGAGTAGAGGAAAATGCCTTTATGATGAAAGATAGACCCTTTGTTTCCTACCAACATGACATTGTACCCAATAAATTTTGGGGTAGAGGCGTGTGTGAGAAGGGATATAACCCACAAAAAGCATTAGATGCAGAGATGAGGGCGAGAATTGACTCATTGGCGATGACCACTACACCTATGATGGCTGCCGATGCGACTCGACTACCTCGTGGAACTAAATTTGAGATTCGTACAGGTAAAACTGTACTTACTAATGGTAATCCTAGAGAAGCAATTATGCCTTTAGACATGGGAACGACAGACCCATCTACATTTAATCAAGTAGCTAGTTTACAGAACATGATTCAAATGGGTACAGGTAGTTCTGATATGAGTACAGGTAGTGATACAGCTAGTGGTATGAGTATGATGCAATCTGCATCTATTAAACGCCAAAAGCGTACTTTAATGAATTTTCAAAACACATTTCTTATCCCAATGATTAATAAGTGTATGTGGCGTAAGATACAATTTGATGTAGATAGATACCCTGTTAGTGATTATAAGTTTGTACCTTATTCTACTATGGGTATTATGGCTAAAGAGTTAGAAATGCAACAAATGGTACAGATGTTACAAGCCATACCAAAGGATTCACCTGCATTTAATGTTATATTACTTGCTATGATGCAAAATTCTAGCATACATAACCGAGATGCTATTGTATTTGGTCTACAACAAGGGCAAGAGCCTAATCCAGAGATAGAACAAATGCAACAGGCAGCATTAGAAATACAAATGCAACAAGCACAGGCAAATGTACAGAAAACTCTTGCAGAAGCCAAGGAAGAAGAAGCCAAAGCTATGAAGTGGCAGTCTGAAGCTATGATTAGTCAGCCAACTGAGTTTGATGCAGCAGAAAGACAGTTGAATATGGCTAAATCAGCTATTAATTTAGAGAAAACTAAGGCAGATGTAGAAAGACAACGCTCTGAAACAGCAAGAAATGTTCCAGAAGTAGAACATCTGAAGTCTGAAACCATATTAAACCTAGCTAAAGCAAAAGCTGCTGGTAGAGAAGTACCAATAAGACAAAGAATACAATAGTTATGCCAAAAGAAGATATACAGTTCCTACATGATAGGCTGTCCATGATGGAAACTGAAGGATGGCATGACTTAATAGAAGATTTTAATAATTTAGAGGATAGTGCTAGTAATATTAACAGCATGAACTCTGAGCAAGACCTTTGGTACGCCAAGGGTCAGTTGTTGGTTGTAAATTTAATTTTAAGTTTACATTCAGCAACAACACTAGCGTTGGAAGAATCTGATAACCAGAATCCAACATAATATAACTTCAGAACCCTACATGGGCGGAGAAAAAAATGAGTATAGTAGTAGAAACACCAACGGCAGATGAACCTATAACAGAAACACAGGAAGTTCAAGCGGAGGTAGAGGTAGATGGTAATATTGCCGAACCAAAACTAGATGAATATGTAGTTCCAGAAAAGTATGCGGGTAAGTCGATGCAAGAGGTTATTGAAATGCACCAGAATGTCGAACAGATATTTGGTAAACAAGGAAGTGAAGTTGCAGAACAACGGAAGCTAATCCAGAGTTTACTTGAGGCACAAAATAAACAAACTACTGTAGAAGAGCCACAGGAAGAGCCAGTTGCATTTGAAGAGGCTTTTTATTCTGACCCTGCACAAGCAGTCAATTCAGCAATCGAGAATCATCCAGATGTTATAAAGGCTAAAGAAGAAAGAGTCTTATCAGCACAACAACAACAGTTGAGTGTGTTAGAAAAGTCTTACCCAGATTGGCAAAAGCGTGTCCAAGACAAGCAATTCCAAAATTGGGTGGGTAAATCTAAGATAAGAATAGAAATGTTCCGTAAAGCGGATGCTGAATATAATCCAGATTATGCTATTGAACTGTTTAATACCTACGACAAAATCAATATGGTTGATAAGACGAAGGAAGTTCAAAAGCAAGAGAAGGTTAAAGCAGGTAAAGCATTACGAAAAACCGTTTCAGAAACTCGTTCTACTACTTCTGTTGGTGGCAAGAAAATGTACAGAAGGGCTGATTTAATCAACCTTCAAGTTACAGACCCTAGACGATATGAGTCGTTGGCTGATGAAATTCAGTTAGCGTATCAAGAAGGTAGGGTTAAATAATCATTTATAAAGGAGAAGTAAAATGGCTTTAGGAA